GTTCATAAACTGCATCCGGCTCCGCTGGGGCAGCGCCGTTCCCATGGCGTCTATAATCAGGTGCCCGCTGGACCCGGTTGCCTGCCAAGCCGTGCCGTCGGCGGATACCTCCAGCACCTTGTCAGCGTTGAGGCGCATATACTTGAATCCGGCATCGTTGTCTGGCAACTGCACCGTGGTTTCCACGCCGTACTGCTCCAACGCCGGAATCAGGGTGTTGTTCAAAAACGTCTGAATTTCGTTGTACAGTAACTGCATGTCCGACCGGACCGCGGCTTCATCAGTCTCCAGGGTCGGAAAGTCTTCTGGATTCGTCCAGTCTTTTGAATAGGTCAGTTTATCCAATGCCATTTAGCGATCCCTCCCCAGGTATCGGAAAAAGATTTGGGCCGACAGAATTGCCAAATCCTGGGCCACTTCATTGTTTCTAAGCCGCATGGAAAAATGTCGAATATGGCGGCACCCTGGTTTCCTGCGGGCTACGTGAGCGAATCTCTGCACACCGAGACACCGGTACGCCAGATTACGAGGAGCCAGACGCCAGCTCATGGAGCGAATGTCTGTCAGGTCGAATCTGGTTTCATAGTCGCTCTGATACTGGATGCGTACCACGCTGTCTGTATCGGAGCGGACCGTAAAAATGCAATACAGCACATCCTTCAACCGGTCATAGGTGTCAAAGAACTGCGGTGGGAATTGATACACCTTATCTATGGCGTTTCCATAATCCATAAAGGTCCGTTCAAACCGCGTAAGACGTCCCGTGGCATCCAGGTGGTAGGTTTTGTTATCAGCTCTCAGGTATGCCACGCCGGATACATCTGTGAAGTAAAACCAGCTCGGCGCCTTCCATCCACTCAGCAGGTAGTCCCACGCATAAACGTGACCGTCCGCGCACAGCCAGTATCTGTTGTCGTCGTCAAAGGCGCACACAGAATCGCCGTTTCGCACATCTCGCAAAAGCCCCGGGCGGGTCTCAGTCCCATTCACGTTTCGGCTGATGCACTCGACGTTGTTCTCCAGAGCCGCCGTGCTGTCACGGATAAAGTGAACGCCCTGTCTGGAATTGCAGAAGACCAGGTTGTTATCAATCAGCTGGATGGTCCAGGGCAAATCGCACCCGATGGCACTGTTTACGTTGGCGTAAACCATGGAGATGGAGTTTCTGTCGTCCACATATTCCGTTCCATAGGTTGCCTTTCCGATGCTCCGCTCCTTAAAGACAATCAGCATCCCGTACTGCTTGCCAAAGCCGGTGATGCCGTCTTCCGTGTCGCCCGCCAAATTATAAAAGCTCATAGGCCAATATGCCGGGTTCATGCTGACGCTGTCGTTTCCATTCCAGAAGAAGGCGTTCGGCTGCGCATCACATCCACCGAGCATGATGCACACATTACTGTCTCCGCCTCCATATACGCAGGCATAGGGACAGTCCATGACGCTGGCAAGCGCCTCTGGGTTCGCCTTGGAATACGTGATCTCCACGGTGTTGTTGGTAGCCGGGTTTGTCACAGGCGGAGCTGTGACGAAGACTACCTGGCCTTTGGCAAGATCCACGGCGTAGTCTGTTCCCACCGTTTTCTCAGTTCCATCCACCTTTACCGACACAATACTGTCCACAGGTTTGACCGGAAGCTGATACGTCACAACGCCCAGTTTACAAACGAACGAAATCTCAACGCTGTTGGGCGGCGCTGAAGTGAAGGTAACTTTCCCTGTGGCTGCGTCCAGTGAATACAGTTCTTCCGACTGTAAAAGACTTCCAAAATACACTGCCGTCACCCGCGTCAGCTGGTCCGCCGCGCTGGTAAGCCCCAGGGTAAACACCTTGGTGCTGCCGTCTCCGGTCTTGACCACCACCTGGCTCGTCTCAGCGGCGTTGTACTGTACGGTCTTCTTCGCGGAAAGCCGGTTCTCCGGCTGGTACGTATCTCCGCTGCCGCTTCCCGGGGCCGCATTCATTATAATGATAGGTGTATAGGCGTCATCGGTCAGCGGTGCTGCCGTGAACAACGTGGACTCACCCTCGTGATAGGTGATTTTCACGAACCCGCCTCTGTTTTTGTAAAACAGAAAGTCGTTGTATCGAAAGAAGGTTCCTCTGTTCTCCGGAACACCTGAACAGAGCTCCACCAGCGAAGGTGTACTGACAGATTGACCAGCCGGGGCCAGATACATGGAGTAGAGCTTTGTTCCAATGTGGAAAAATGCGTAGTCCCAAAACAGCTCTGAAAAGCAGGTATACCCAACGCCAAGCGTCTCGGGCGGCGTGTACACGGCCACCTGACCGTCCCGGCACTGGAGAACGCCGTCCTGCCACCAAAGATTCTTCATCTCAGGGCTCTGGTTTTTATCTAACCTGTAGTCCAGCTCCCACAGGTTCAGTCCGCCATCCAGGCGGGGAAAGTCCACGATGTTCGTGTTGTGTTGACCCGGCATAGAGGAAAGGGAAATTTTCATACACCCCACCCCGCAGAAAAGCCATACACATCATCCGTCGATGATGCTTCCATCGTCACACCCGGACCCAGACGGCTCAGCCGGGACTCATAGTCGTTGTAGAGACTGGCGTAGGCAAACTCGTTCTCAAACATTACCAGCTGCGCAGCGGCATAGTAGGTCGCTGTCTGGATGACATCCAGGTCCTCCTCCAGCTCGAAGTCATCTGCGGGCGAGAGGGGAAGCTGGTGGGGCCAGCGGTAATACTCCGCCGTGAACGACCCGGTCAGAGACGCGGGCACCAGCAAGAACCGCTTGCCCTGGAGCTTGTAGTCGTTGCAGCGCTCGAAGTGCCCACCGTCAACCCGGCAGAAGCCGCCGGTCCGCAGAGAGAAGAAGTCCTCCGGAAGAGTGTAGCGCACGAAATCGCCCACGCGCTCGCCGTCCGTCAGCGGATAGACCACGGGCTCCTTTTTCACCAGCGTCATAATGTTCACCAGGCCCTCGTTGATGAGCTGCGGGATGCGGCTCAGATAGTCGGCCTGGTTGTTGTAAGACGAGGCCACCTGCGTTCCCGCGATGGAATACTGGTTGATGTGCCCCAGTACCTCCCGTCGAATGTCCACATATCTCAAAGCAAAAACCTCCTCGGGAAGGTTGTAGTCCCGACGGTCGGCGACAAGCCGAAAACCGGTCGTCCAAAGTAGAAAGAAAGCCTTTCCAGCCTCAGCCGGTCCGCCGGGATATAGAGGGAGAGCCCCCGGAATCAGGTGATGCCGGGGGCTCTGTTCTGGTTTCCTCAGCCGATGTTCAGCACAGCGACACCGTAAGCCAGAGGCTTGCTGTCGCTGCCGACCTCGACGACGGCGACGGCAGTCTTGCCGCTGCCGGGAGTCACCTCAGTGCCGGAAGCAGCCAGGGCAGTCCAGGCGGAGGTGGTGATGGCCGTGCCATGGGTCACAGCAGTCAGGCTGGCCATGTCATTTGCCACCTGATAGTACCAAGTGTTGCCGCTCTCGGGAGCACCGGGTTCAACCAGAATGGTGCTCTTACCGGTGTTGGTAGCGGCGGTAGTCACGTTCAGGGTCTTCAGCACGGGCTGAGAGCCGTGGTAGTAAACGGCGTCGGCCTTCTCGTTCAGCACGAAGCAATCGTACAGGACGCGGCCCTCCACCAGCCAGCCGCTGATGCCGGGAGGGTTGTCATGAATCTTGTACTCGTCCAGCTGCTTGGGAGCAGTAGCGGCGATGGGGTGGGTCAGGATGAAGGCCGCACCGTTGGGCAGTCGGCTGGCGGCGACCTTGACAATCTTGCAACCGTCAACCTCACCGATGACGCCCTTGATGAGCATGGCCTGGCTCTTGTCGCCGTACTTCATGAACGCGCTGTCCTGCTTCAGGAGGTTGGCGAACTTGTAAGAGCAGAAGCAGACACGGCCCTCGTCAGGGACGTTCTTGTTGCCCAGAGCTTCCATGCCGTTGAGGAACATCTCATAGGCGTTGCTCTTGGTGACGGCGGTGCTGGAGAAATTGCCCCGCTCGGTGGCCTTTGCAGCCAGAGTCTTAAAGACGTAGGTGTCGTACTCGGGCACCCACACCTCGCGGATCTGACGGGCCAGCGCCTTACCGGCGTCCATCACCATCATGGACTGGGTCTTGTCACCACGGTCGATGATGAAGGTGTAGCCGCGGTCGCGCTTAACGGTCAGGCTCTGGACGTTGCGGGTCAGGTCGTTGGGGGTGCCGTAGCGGTTGGAACCGCTGCGGGTGTAATCGTTCATGGGAACGACGGGGATGCTGTACACGTTCACGGTCTCAGCACCGGTGAACTTGTAGTTGTTGTTCAGGGCAAGGACAGCCTGGGAAGCCTTGTAAAAACGCTCATCGACTTCGCTGGCATACTTGCTGGCGAGATTCTTACCTGCCATGGTTGTATACTCCTTTCAGTATCACACACAGCAGCAGCGGGGGAAAGGGTTCGCGTGGAGCAATTACCAATCGTCGGACATCAGTCCGGCCAGAAAATCACTCTTGGGCTTGGTGTCAGTGACACCGCCCCCAGTCACGCCCCTTACGGGGGCTTTCGCCGCCGAAGCTGCATTCTGTTTCAGCACTTCGTTTTCCTTCTTCAAGGAAGCGGCGGCTTGGGATGTCTGTCTCTCCCGATAAGCCACATATGCGGTCAAAAGGCTGGCCCCTCCGGCGACCGCTACGGCCACCTCGTCGGGCATTTCCTTAAAATCGGGGTACAGAGCACGAAGCTGACGGACCTCAGACTGGAAGTCCCGCTCACGGGGAGCAGGCTCGGCGGGGGTCACAGTGGTCTCGGCGGGGGGCTCCTCCTTGGGCGCGTCATCAAGGGGGTAAGTCTTACCGCCGCACTCGTTCTGCGCGATGAGCCGGGCAGCTGCCTCGGTCATGCCGGAGTCGATTTGGTCGTGATAGACCTGGCGATACTTCTCCTTGTTCTGCGTCTCCTTCATGGCGTCAAACGCCCTAGCCTTCTGGAGCTCTGCTACAAGCTCGTCATCGGACATGGCGTTCACATCCACTTCCTGGTCGTTCTTGCCGTGATTGACCTTCAGCTTCAAAATTCTCGTCGCTTTGGCGGGTTCCTCAACCTGGCCAGGTTGAGCATGGTCCGTCTCTGCGGCGGCGCTATCGTCCTCGGCGGCAGTGGTATCATCGCCCGTGGTGAGGGCGTCCACGTCGTCGGTGCCGGTCTCAGTGGGGTCCTGGGTCTCAGTGGGGTTCTCCGCCTGGCCGGACGGGTCTTCCTCACCGGTCCAGTTATCTCCATCGAAAATGTCGTCTCCGTCCTTCCAGCCGCTAGGAAGAATGGGGGCGTCGTCCTCGTCGATACCGGTGGTCTCCAGCATTTCTTCGTTCATAGGGGGTTCTCCTTTCTCATGGTGAGAGAAACATTTATAACAAAGCCGACCCCACATCCATCAGGACCCAGGGTCGGCGTCTGTTCAGTTACTCCAGTCGCATTGCACCTTGCATTGCGGCTGTTTTCTTTGCGATGTTCGGCAGCTCGCCGAACTGCGCCTCAGCCTGTCCGGGGAGACCCTGGATGGCCTTGTCACGTGAAATGGCTCCGCCCTGTACTGGACCTCCACCCTGGGATGGAGCGGCTCCCTGAAGCGGGGAACCGGGCTGCGGGATGGCGGCACCGGCGGCTGCGTTGGCCTGCTTGCCCTCGGCAATACGGCCCTTCAGCTCGTCGATGAGCTCCTGCTTCTTGGGGATGAGCTTGTCCGGGATGCGCTCCAGATACTGAATGACGTCCAACGTGCCGTCGGCCCGCAGGTTGTCCAGCGTCTGCGTCATGGCGATCTCGCTGAAGTAGGTCGTCGCACCCACGTCCACGCGCATATTCAGCCACAGGTGCTTGAACTGAGAGAAGTCGAACTTCTCCTGGACCTTCCGAACAAACTTCTGCACCTGGATGGTGCCGGTCATGGGGTCGATGGCCGGGACGCCGCCGGGTCCCATCACAGGCTCCTCGAACTCCCGGTCCACCACCACGGGGCGCTCCCCGTAGTAGGTGCCCATGAAGTCCAGCAGGATGCCGCCGATGTCCTCCACCCACTCGTAAAGGCCGGACCGGATGTTTTCCAGAGGGACCTCTGCGTTGGTCTGAAGGACCATCAGAGCGGAAGTGTTGTCGGGCTTCACATTGCCCATCTGAGCATCTGTGGCACCCAGGCACTCCTTGGTGTATGCCATCGCCTTGTCGATAAGCGTGAAAATCTGGTTGCTCATCTCAGCGGGCTGGAGATTATATGCCGCCTGGTTCAGAGCCTGCCCGGGAGCAAGGCCCTTCACGCCGATGGCCTGGCCCACCTCGTTGTTCCACGAGGCCAGCAGGTCCGCGTTGTAGACGGTTTTGGGAAACGCCATCAGCTGCAAATGCCGCATCGCTGTGGCGAACATGGTGTTGATAAAGATTTGGTTGGGGATGAGACCCGTCACCAGAGCACGACCATGGTACTGGTTCTTCTGCTTCTCCCAGTTACCCCAGGCGATGGGGTAGCGGGAAAGGCCAGTGTCAACGTCCTCATAGATGATGGCCGTCCGGGTGGCCTTCGTCACCTTCACGGTCGTCACCACGCGTTTGACGGCGCGACGCTTGGGCACCGGTGCGCCGTTAGCGTCCAGAACATCGTGGCCCTGGGAGTCCTTCTCCCACACTGGGTTGCCGTCGCCGTCCAGCTCATCCTCGAACAGCACCTCGCCGGTCTTGGGGTCCAGCTGGTCCTCCTCGTGGCTGTCCTTCGTGTAAAGCAGGACATACAGGGCCTTACCGTTACCGTCGTCGCTGGTGATTTCCGTCTGACCTCCGACGCCGGTGAACCACTGGTACTCGGCATCGGGCTGGATGGATGCCTCCAGGAGGTCGTTTTTGTTGTCGTTGGCGGTGCCGGACTTGTATAGGCCCTGGTTCTTCTGGAACCGCTCCGCCTCCCATCGCAGATGGTCCACGGTGTCGCGACCCACGATGAGGACGTAGGGCTGCGTTTCCACCCGCCGGTCGTTGGGGTTGCCGAAGTGAACGTTGATGCCGTCCACCAGCTCCATTTGGATCTCACCGCGATACGCGCCGAACGCTCCGCCGAAGGGAAGCGCATCCGGGTCGTAGTAGAAGTGGGCGCAGTAGTCGCCGGTCTGGGCCCCGTCGAACAGGGCGTCCCGGAGACGATACTCCATCTTGAACTTCTCCAGCAGGTTCGCCACTTCCGCGTTGGCGAAGTGGGCGGCATCGTGGTCCGGGTCAACGGTGTTGCTGCCGTCGTAGTAGGCCAGCGGTTCAAACCGCAGCGCCACGCCGGAGCTGGTCAAAGACGCGATGAACAGAGACGCCACGCGCTTCAAAATGTTGAAGGTGGGCTTAGGAAGTCCGCGCATCGCCCTGGTGTCCGGCAGGTGCAGCCACTGATTACCGGCGAAAAACTCCGTATTAGTGTTCACCAACGTGTACTGATTCGGTGTCAATCGGTTGTTGTAGTTCACGCCGTCCTGGTAGAGCTTCCAGGCAAGCGTCATTTCATTATGTTTCACTTGCTCCGCTCCTCCTTGTCGGCATCGCTCTGATAGGCTTTCTCAGCGTTGTAGTCCAGAAGCTGCTGGAAAGCCTCCTGCTGCTCACGCAGTCTCTGCTTCTCCTCTGCGGAGAGTTCAGGCGCTGTCCCGATCTGTTCCCGGGGCTTCGCCAAATGCTCTTGGGCTTTCCAGCCCATGAAAAAACCGGCTACCAGCAGCCCGATGGCCACCAGTGAACCGGCTAGTCCGTATAAAAATTCCATGTGTCCTCCTTCAGGAAAGAATAAGGGTTTGGCGGAAGCGCGGAGAGGGACATCCCCGCGCTTCCAGGCCACATAGGAGGTGACAATGCCGACCGAAGATGGCGTCGGTCGGTGGCGGAAACGGCAGGTCTCGAACCTGCGACGCCCTGGCTAACAGCCAGGTGCTCTACCTTCTGAGCTACACTTCCAAATTTGGGCAGTTCCCGCTTAGATTATCACATCCTGCGCCTGAAACTCACCTAGAGTTCCAGATGGTACGCAAGGCAGTTTTCAGCGGGCGTTGTCGTTCTCTGTGAGGCGTTCTGCTTACTCTCACATCATCTGGGCGCTACCCAGCCTCTGGGGGCAGGGGCGGGACTCGAACCCGCGTCTTCCGGCTTATGAGGCCGGGCTGGAACCATCTCCAGTCACCCTGCTATGTGGCGGAGCGTAGAGGGCTCGAACCTCTGCGACGTTGCCGCCGGTCTCGGTTTAGCAAACCGGCCCCTTACCAACTCGGGCAACGCTCCGTATATGCGGCAGACCCCGGAGGTACGAGGCCCACCGCCCGTGTGCTTAATCGACGACAACCCAGTCCTCGGCCAGCATATCCGTCTGGCTTGCAAGCCAGGGTACCCGGCTCTTGGGCGCGTCGGGATTGTCGGTCAGAAGGCCGGTGGTGTCGATATAGATGTAGGGACTGGTCATCTTACTGTGGGCGCCAGGAACCTGGAGCTCCAAGAAGATGCCCTTGCCGTTCCAGCCCTTACGCCGGACCCGCTTACCCTTCTTCAGCAGAGCAATCGCGACACCGAAATTAAAGGTCATCTCGCCAAGGTCCGTGCTCGGTTCAGGACAGACCCCATGAAAATACACGTCCTGTGTGTACTTCACGCCATGGACAGCGGTCTGAAGGAGGAAACCAAGGTAAGACCAAACCTTATCCTTGATTTTGCCCATGCAGATTTTCGCGCCCAGCTTTTCGTCGTAATTCTCCGCACTCACACACGCGGAGCTCTCCACGATCTCAAAACCGTTCCGCAGGACAGCCCGCACCACCGTGGTCTTGTCGCCCATGGTTTGAACGTCGGCCTCTGCGATGAAGCCATCCACCATCTCCTGACTGATGCTGGGCGCATCGGTCTTCAGGTTGGGGTTGACGGACAGGGGCAGATACGCCTCCTCAAACACTGCCTTGGGGCTCCAGCTCTTATACCCGTCGGGGTAGACAACCCGATAGCCTTCCTCCTGGTTGACCACGGGCCAAAGGCGACTTTGCTGCTCTGTCAACTCGTCTCCCTTGGTCACAACTTCCACACCGCCGTCGCTCAGCTCCATGCGCACGGCGGGCTCCGCCTTCACCATCTTGGTCCCAATGTACTCCCGCATTGTCGATTCCTCCTCAATAAATATCACTCATCTGGTCGTAGGCATCGTATAGCCCGCCGTCCAAAAATAGCTCCTGCTCGGCCTCCAGGGCCCTTCGTTCCTGCTCCGCTCGTGGGTCCTCTGCCGCGTTCAACCCACCGTTGGAGTACAGCAGGAAGCCCAGGCACTGGGAGCAGCTGTCCACCATATCGTCATGCGCACCGGCGGGGAAGGCCGTGAACTGGTCGATAAACTCCTCGGTCCACAACTCATCCTGCGGAAGGAACACATGGCCGCTCTCAATGGCCGGAGACACGGCGTTCACACGGGCCACCTTGCCGCCCTTCGGCGTGATACCGATGACCCCGATGAACTCGTGCTGGAGCGTCTGGATAATAGCACTGCCGTTGGCCTTGTCCTCCACCAGGATGTACCGGGCGTCGGGGAACAGCCGCTTCATCGTGCGAATCGCCGTCAACGTCCCCGGGAAGTCCAGGTGCTTGTTCAGGCAGTACCGCAGGTAGTAGTCGATGCCGCGCTTACTCCAGACCTCGATGGCAACGAAGTCGTTGGTCTCCTTGTCCTTGAACGTGGCGTCCACACTGATAACGGTCGTCCCGAAATCCGTGACCGCCCGCGGGTCGTAGTATTTCCACCACTCCCGCAATACCAGGTTGCCGCCCTCCACACGGGGGCTGCACTGGTACAACGCCTGCCACGCCCGCAGACCGCCCTTCTTGGGGTCGCTGACATAACCGGCCTTAAACTGTTTCAGCCAGGCGTTGTCCTTGCCCAGCTCCGGGGCCAGGGCTTCGCCGACCTTCCGGCCAAGTTGGTCCTGCTCCTCGGCTTCCACCGGCAGTCGTATCAACTGCGTGGTGGGCTCCTTCAGCAGCAACCGTGCCGCGAAGTCATCCTCGTGCCAGGGGGTCATAATGACGATGACCTTCGCTCCGGCAGCAAGACGCGACTTCAGGGTGTTCTGCCACTCGGCCCACAGCTTGTCCCGGTAGGCGGCGCTGTCCGCCTCCTCGCGGTTCTTGATGGGGTCGTCAATGATGAGCAGGTTGGCGGGGTTGCCGGTGATGCCTGACATCACGCCGCGCGAGATCATCCGGCCCCACCCGTTGCTCAGTTCGAACTCGGTGTTGGTCCATATGGACCCCTTGCACAGGCCAAACAGCGACGTGCCGAACGTCTCCACCTTCTCCAGGTTCTTTCGCCCAAACCGCTTGGCCGTGTCATCGTTGTAGCTCGCCTCGATGATACGGTTTTTAGAATATTTACCGAGATACCAGCTGGGGAAGCTCTCCGTTATAGTGAGGCTCTTTCCGTGCTGGGGCGGGGTCTCAATCAGAAGAATGTCGTAGGCGTTCCCCGTGTCTGCCTCCACAAACTGCTGAACCGTCTCCGCCAGGAAGTCGCTCATCCTCGTCCGCTTCCAGGTGGGCGAGTGAACATAGTAAAGGTAGCGCCGGTAGCTCCGGCGGGCCATCTCACGTCGAGCGAGCTCCCGCTTCAGGTACTCCCGGTCTGTCAGGGTATTCGATGTATCAGAGGTATCTGTGTAATCAGAATTGGAAGTGTCAGCGGTATTAGAATTGGATGCTCCCGTATTAGGACCTTGCGGGAAGGCCGCGATAAACGGAGCATCGTATTCAGAGGTCACGATGGCCTGGTTTTCGGCGGCGCTTTTGGCCCGTTTTGTCCTATTATCCATAATATGAATAACCTTTTCTGAGTTTCAAAATTTTCCGAGCCCCCATTGTGATTCCAAGGGGCGGGGGTCCGCGCGGACGCATGGGGGGGGGAGGGGTGGGTAGGCACACGCACGTACCGCGAGGGGGTGGGGGTGCTCACACGCTGCGGCGCCGGGCCACAGGCCCCGCGGAGCAGGGCAAGGGGGTGCGCTGCGCAGCGCGGCGGAGGTCTTTGCTCCTGCGGAGCAAGGGACACCAGCTATAACAGCTGGGGACCCGACTACCATGGAGTCGTTGCGTAGCAACAGCTCCAGCCTCTGTACTTTCCCGAATCGCAACCAAACCGCAACAAAGGACACCAGATACCGGAGTATCTGGTGTCCTTTTAGTCGTCCTCGTCAGACCTGTCGGCCAGAGCTTCCAGCTCTGCGTCGCTCAGCTTGGTCATGTCCAGGGCCTTGACCGGAGTGTTAGACACTCCGAGGTTCATGGTCTCCGTGGGTTTCTCGCCTATCGTGTCGCGCACGAACCGGGCTGCCTCGATGTCGCCTCGCCCTGCTTTCAGCAGGGACGAGAGGACGATGGCATTGGCGTAGGTGGGCTTCAGCCCAAGGGATTCTAGCTGCCTCGCCGTCTCGGGGTCCTGGACATCCAGTGCCATGGCACTGCGGTAGAGCTCTCGAAGCGTCTTCTGACGCTTCAGCTGCTCGCCCCGCGCCACGCCTCCCCGCTTGGCCCACTCTCGGAGCTGCTCCGGGCTATACGCCCCTTCTGGGGCGTTCTGCACGAGGTTGGCAGGATTGCCTTTAGGCAATGCAACCGCCTCCTCTCCTTGTTCTCAGCTTACACAGTATCACACTGTGATACTGCCATTCAATGACATCTTTCCGGCTATCCCTCGCACCCGACTCATCCAAAACCGCCCGTGAGCGCACACCCCCGATGCTGCCTGCGAAAACACGCGCGAGCAAATTATTTTCTTTGAAAATAATTTCAAAAAGGGGCTTGACTTTTTCACGCGTGGCATCGCGACAAATGGAGTTGCCGACGGCGACACGGCCCAGCTCCCCCGATGGACCAGTCCCGACGACGGACGTAGCACCCCACGACAGCGGCGGACCGTGGACCGCTTGCACCTTGACAACCGCACATCGACGAACGTCAACTATGCCGGCCTGGGGCACAAGCCAGGCATGGCCCAAAGGGCCAAGAAAGGACACACCATGAACGAGAACACTTGCATGAATTGCGGCTGCTGCGACGAAGAGCTCTTCGAACTCGAGGTCAACGGCGAGACCATGATGGTCTGCGCCGACTGCGCCAGGGAGCTGGGCTTCGACCAGTGCGACGACTGCGGCCGGTGGGTTCCCGAGGACGAGACGTACACCACCGCAGATGGTGACACCATCTGCGAGGAGTGCTACGAGGAAGGCTACGGAACCTGCGAGGACTGCGGGGAAATCGTCCGAAGGGACGACCTGACCCGCGTCAACCCCGAGACCCGCGAGGAATCCTGGGTCTGCGAGGACTGCCTGGACCGCAACTACACCCAGTGCGACGACTGTGGAGAATACTTCTCCAGAGAGTACATCTGGGCCGAGGACGACGACCGGGCCATCTGCGACCGCTGCTCCGGCGACTACGTCGTCTGCGAGGACTGCGAACACATCATCCGCTACGACTACGCCCACTACGACGAGGCCAGCGGCTACTACTACTGCGACTACTGCTGGGAGGAACACAGTTCCTCTGCTGCCTTCCACGACTACGGTTACAAGCCGGAGCCTGAGTTCCACGCCAGACGCGGCGAGGACCTGGACGCTCTCCTGACCTTCGGTCTGGAGCTGGAAGTGGACGACGGCGACGACCACGACGACCTGGCAAACGACCTTGCGGACCTGGACGAGCCCATCTACATGAAGCACGACGGCTCCCTGGGCAGTGAAGGCGTGGAAATCGTGACACACCCCTGCACCCTGGCCTACCACACCTACCAGCTCCGCTGGGCGGAAATCGCCAGAACCTGCAAGGCCCACGACTACACCAGCCACGACGCCGGAACCTGCGGACTCCATATCCACGTTGGCCGGAAGGCCATGGGTGAAACCTACGCCCGCCGGGACCAGGTGGCGGCGAATCTGGTGCTTCTGAGCTACGCTCTGAAGGACGCGCTGCTGAACTTCTCCCGCCGGACAGACGAACAGGTGAGCCAGTGGGCCCGCTTCCCCGAGTACGATGACCTGGGCAGCACCTGCTACACCGACGACGACCTGCGCTCCCTGGCCCTGCGGTCCTACAACGGACGCTACCAGGCCGTGAACCTGTACAACGACTCCACCGTGGAGTTCCGCTTCTTCAGAGGAACTCTGAAGCGTGACACCATCATCGCTTCCATCCAGCTGGTGGACAACCTGGTCCACTACGCCATGGCCCACACTCCTACGGAGTGCGTGAACACCAAGTTCGCCGATGTGCTGGCAGTCAAAGAGTTCAAAGAACTCCACGAGTACAGCATGAAGCGCGGCCTCTGCTGAGGCCCGCTTCCACCCCCACCTGACGATGGCTCGCCGGTCACGAGCCGAAACACCCCTTCGGGGGTGTCGTGGGAAACCACCTGGAGCTCCGCTCCAGACCTTGAAAACTGAACAACGAAAAGGAGGACATACACTATGTGTATCATCGCTGCTAAACCCGCCGGAGTCCCCATGCCTTCCCGTGACACCATCCGCACCATGTGGGACGGAAACCGGGACGGGGCCGGACTCATGTACGTGAAGGACGGCAAGGTCCGCATCGAGAAGGGCTTCATGAAGTACAAGGACTTTGCAAAAGTCCTGGACCGCCTGGAGAAGGACCTGGACCTGACGGCCACCCCCGTGGTCATGCACTTCCGCATCACCACACACGGCGGCACGAAGCCCAGCAACTGCCACCCGTTCCCTATCACGGACAACATCACCGCATTGGGAAAGCCAGTGTGTAACACTGCCATCGGCGTGGCCCACAACGGCATCATCGACATCCATCCCCGGAAGGGTATCTCCGATACCATGGAGTACATCGCTTCCCAGCTGGCTCCCCTGCACAGGGCGCTGCCCCGCTTCTACGAGAACAAACACGCCATGCAGCTGATTGCCAATGCAATCACCAGCAAAATGTGCTTCCTTACGAAGGACGGGAAAATCTACACCGTCGGCGACTTCACCAAAGATGAAGGCATCCTGTACTCCAACTCCAGCTACAAGCAGATCCGGCTCCCCTATCGGGGAGGGAAGTTCGACTATTACGGCTGGGACGCCTGGGACGGCTGGACCGACGACCCCTGCAAGCAGGGAGCGGACGACGCCCTCTGGTGCGAACCGGACGACGTGGCCCCGCTCATGTGGCTCCAGGATGGGGACATCGTCCTGCTGCCTGACGGCAGCATGGAAGAAGGCATCGACTACCTGCTGAACGACAACAACCAGGTCTGGATGTACGACCTGGACGCCGACTGCGCCGTCCGTGTCCCTGGGGCAGAAGCCCGCACGGAGAACCTGACCCCGCGTCACTACGACCCCGAAAGCCCGGACATCGACAACGTCCCCGTCTGCACGGAAGCCACCATCACCATGTGATGGACCCACCTGACGAGAGCTGGATGGCGCCCAGCCGAAACGGCCCTTCGGGGCCGTCGTGGGAAGCCCCACAAATCTAATACCGGAGGTATTACCTATGAGCTTGAATTGGCAATGGGGTGACAAGATGGGCGAGGTTATCTACGATAACGGTTTCCGCCAGACCATCTACCAGGGCAACGCCCTGATGATTGTGATTAACCTGGATGATGAAAAGCGCTACTCCATGAGCTGGTTCGCCGCTGACCGGGACCACCTGCGCAACATGCTGGGCCTGAAGAATGGGCAGACGAATGTCATGCAGCACTGGGGAATCAAAGCCCTTCGCCTGAACACCCGCTACCGCAGCGTCCCTACCATCGTCGGCGAGTTCGCCAAGGCGAAAATGCCCATCACCATCGAACTGTACCACGACGACGGAAAGGAGGTCTAGCCAATGTGTATCTGTCCCTACACCATGGAACCCTGCGACGCCTGGTATCGCGACTGCTGCGACTGCTGGTGCTGCCCCACCTGACGATGGCCCGCCGGTCACGGGCCGAAACGGGAGTAACACTCCCGTCGTGGGAGACCACATCACACCACATCACGGACGAAAGGAGGCCCTTGCCTATGGCAAAGACCACGACCGACACCCGGCCCCTGCACGAAATCCGCAAGGACGGGAAGTGCTGCATGAGCTGGCGCGACCCCAACTGCGGCTACTCCCGGGAGACCCTGCGCAGCATGAAGGAAGCTGGCTACCGCCACTACGTGGACGGTAAGCTCCAGCGCTGAAAGGAGGACCCATGCCCTACAAGTGCGAAAAGCTCCGGCTTTCCGGTCTCCAGGACCGGAGACGGAAGCTCACCGAAGCGGACAAAGAGGAAATCCGTCAGCTTTATGCTGACGGGAAGGGAAGCCAACAAGCCCTGGCCGACAAGTTCGGCGTCAGCAAGTCTCTTGTCGCCATCATCGTGTCCCCGGACCGGGCTGCAAAGGTGTCCGCCCGCATGAAGGAACACTGGCGGGACTACCACGACCGGGAAAAGCTCACCGCCGCCATCCGGGAAACCCGCCGCTACAAGCAGAGCTTGTACCTGAAAGGAGAACTGAAAAATGGATGAATGCAAAATGGTAAAAACCCTTCCGGTGTACGTATACCGCACAACGGAACTGGGAAACTGCACAAACGGGGGAATCTCCGGAATTTACAACCGGCTCAATCTCATCTGTGAGGATGGATGGGCAGAAGTCCGGGAGGACGACCCCCTGCTACTCCGCCTGGGCAAAATCAGCTTCGCCAGGAAAGACCACTATCACGTCGTCCCCGTCAACGACCGCCGCTACACAGACGGCGAGCACGTCGGGCCGATGATGGGAGGGAACTTCGTCTGGAGCTGCGACTCCCGCTTCCCCGCAGACTACCCGTTGCCCGTCCACGACCGCTTCGAGACCGCAGAGGAATACGACCGGCTCTCCCGTTAAGGGAGAACCGGCCCACTCAGAAGGGAGTCACACCACATGACGACGTTTTTTGCCATCGCATCCGCCATCTCCCTGGCCTCCCATTTCATGGACCTGCTGGACTACCTGGAGAACGGGGGCCGAAAATGAGCCCCCGCGTCTCCTACCGGAGACCGGAGAAGTTTCTCCGGGAACTCCTGGCCCAGGCGTCTCTGGTCTCCTACGAAACCAGGCTGGACCTGGATGCCCTGACGCCCCCGCCCACTCTCGCGGGCAACAGCGTCCCCGCATATGTGTCCCCATGCAGGGAGGTGTGAGCGGGTCCCCGCTCAAATTTGCGCAGGGACGTGTAGAGACGATGGTGTACTGTCTTACACCATTTTGCCGCAACGACCGGAATCGAGATATGATAAAACCCCTGGAGAATTACTCTCCAGGGGTTTTCTTTTTATCCAGCTCCACCAGGAGGGCTGCTGCCTGGTCCTTTGACCAGACGACCTCCACCCGCTGGCCCAGTCTCCGCAGTGTCGCGTGTACATACCTCTGCACCTGTGAGACCCTGCCCCCGACTGGCTTTTTGGTCTCCGCCCACACCAACACACCACCGGGGAGCATCACCACGCGGTCCGGGAATCCCCGTGCGAAGTCCGGGAGGAACTTCACGCAGAGCCCACCACGTTTCTCTGTCTCTCTGCGGAGGAAACTCTCCACTTCGCTCTCAGAAATGGGCTTTTTTCCTGCCATGCAACACACCTCCGTTGTTGTTGTCAATCCGTTGTCAGCCAAAAATCGGCTGAAACCGTTGCGCTGCAATGTATTAACGATTTTGACCACCTGCTTCCGACAACAACGCAACACGATTTTCTATAAACTTTATTTGGCGTATTTAAGAATTGTATATAACCTATGTATATAGGCTATTTTGCTTATATCTCCTATACCCCTATTTTTCTGTTGTTTGTGTTGTCAATAGATGTCAAAGCATTGGTATTACTAGATTTTTTCCGACAACACAACCGACAACTATTCACAATTTGAAAGTTGCCGGAATTGTCAGCATCCCTGGACCCCTGACTCGTGCGCGGCGACGGGGGCCAGGATGTTTTGTCCGCATGCTGTGGACACCGCGTCGAACATCTCCGCGAGGTACGGTGAGACGTACCGGGAGAGTACCCGTGAGACCCGGCTGCACCACACCTCGGTCATCCGATTTCCGGCGGCGATTTCCGTTGGAATGGTCTCGCGCTTTCGGTATGCGAGGCGAAGCAGGTCCACCGCCAGGTCGTTGACGGCACCGACCTCCCACAGCTGCCCCGTGACGCCGGGACGCAGGAGCGGGAGGACGTCCGCCAGGTCGTCACCGCGTTCCAGGGCTTGGTGGAGGAGCAGCAGGCGCAGCCGGGTCTTTGCCTCGTCGGTGAGGTCCTTCCGGTCGAAAGAACGGATGCAGGAGGAGCCGATGGGCCACAGGGCCTTCTCAGTTACGCGGTTTTCAATCTGGTAGCAGAGGCGGAGACCGCGCTTCCCGCAGACGCACACCTCCCCGGCACCTTCGGCTTCCCACAGACTGGTGATGCACCACTCCTTCACCGCTTCGGACCAGGTGGAAGCGGAGGAGGCCGCCATAACGGCGGCCTTCAGCTCCAGATGGACTTTCATAGGACTCCACACCCCTCTCTGACAAAGCATCTCTGCCGCCCGAAAGCCGTTGCAAGCGGGTTTTTGGCCCTGCGCCATCCGGGCATCACGTTCATGAGACGCGCCACATGACGGGATGACTCCACGTTCCCGCCGCCTCCGCGCCTCGGGTCATCGTTGAAAAGCTCGTAGCGAATTTCTGCCACGGACACCCGGTTCCGTCGTCTTGTGAAAGAGGCCCGTGCTTCAGGCGTGGTCAGGTCGTCGCCTTGGATGTAGTCCCGGCGGGCCTCTGCGCTCATCTCGTCCCAGTTATCCGGCAGCGGGGTATCCAGGTACTGGTCAATCATGGCTTTCCACTCGTCCTCCTGAGAGGCGTTTGCCTGGGCGGCGAGGGCCAGGGTCAGCAGCTCGTCCGTGTCCTCGTAGGTCTTCTCACCAGCGCGGTATCTGACGACGGCCTCGGCCCACAGCTGGTCCACCTCAGCCTCCAGCCGGTCCAGTCGCTCCACCACATCTACACGTCCGGCCTCGATCTCCACCGGCCAGTAGCGCCGTCCGCCAGTCTCATCCTTGATGAACTCCTTGTCGTTGCTGGTGCCAATGAACACGCAGCGCCGGGGGAAGTCTACCAGGTTTCTGCCGTAGGCAGGTCGGTAGCTGTCCACCTGCTGGGCGTAATACTGCTTGATGGCCTCATTCTCTGCTTTCCGTGTGGCGGTCATCTCTGCGACCTCCACCACCCATTTCCCGCGCAGCTGGTCGAAGGCATCCTTGCCGGAGACCGTGTTGTGGCTCCCCGTGTACCAGCCCCGGCCCATGATGCGCCCAAAAGAGCTCTTTCCGGTGCCCTGCTCAGCGCTGATAAGCACAAGCATCGTGTCGAACTTGCACCCCGGCTCGTAGATACGCCGGACACCCGCCACGCACCATTTCCGGGTGACTGCCCGCACATAGGGGCAGTCCTCTGCCCCAAACAGGCGGACCAGAACAGTGTCCAATCGTTCCTGACCGTCCCACTTCAGGCCGTCCAGGTAGTCCTTCACCGGGTCGTATCGGTTCTCCTCCAGGATGATGTTCAGTGCGTCCTCCACGGTGGCGCGGCCCTTCAGCTTCCACACCTTCTCCATGTACCAACGGAGGGAGGAGTCGTCGCTGTCCTGCCAGTTGTCCCCGTTCCGCGCATCCGCGACGACCGGATGCCACGGAAGCGGCTTTCGGATAGTCCTTCTTGCGGAGAACACGTTGTTCCCGATGGCTCCGGCCAGCCTTGGGTCGTTTCTCAGAATGAGCAGGGCGTTGTCAATGAGCGGGTCAACTTCCCCGGTTTTGGAGTTCGCGCTCAGTCCCTTGTACCACTCCTTGTCCGGCTGTTCCTCCGGCTGCATCCCGGCCAGATCTCCCATCTCCTCCTCGAAGGAGGCCATGTTCTCCTCCGCCAGCTGCCGCTTGACCTCTGGCAGCTCCGCAGCCCATTTGCAGCAGGCATGGTAGCTGGGCAGCTTCGTGACGTCCGTGCCGGTCCCGGCGTCGTCATCCAGCTCGCGGAATTTGTGGATGCGCACCAGGTCGAAGGCGTTCACGCACTGCCCGCCGCAGGGGTCCGTGGCGTGGTTGGAGTACAGGAACTGTCCTCCGTTATATAGGATGGCACCCGCTGCCGTGGAGCCGCCCGCGAAGGTGTAGCGCCCCGGCTTATCCGTGGGGAGGTATACGTCCGGGAGGAAGGCGTCAATGGCGTCCTCCACAGCAAACGTCCGGCAGAACAGGCCGACGATGCCGCGCTTTTCGCGGGGGTCCCCGGCCTTGCGCAGGGAGGAGAGCCGGATCTCCTGCTCCGCCTTTGCGATGGGCCACTGGGTCGTGTCCTTCCAGGCGTCGCCATCTCCGTAGAGATGGAGCACGTCGTCTACCTTCAGCAGCGGGCCGTCCTGTTCGTGGAACTCATACTCGGCGTCCTTGGAGCAGGTGGGCCAGTACATCAGGCGGGCCACCTCATAGGTGGTGGGGTCCATGGTCTCGATGTCCAGCCACTGGGCCACCCGACGGGCCACCGCCGGGTACTCGTCCGGGGTCATGGGTCTGTCCGTGGGGATGACCCAGCGGATACGGGGGTTCTCGGGCGTGTGGGAGTGGGTGGAGTAACAGGCCATCCGGCAGTCCAGCATCATGGTGCCCGTCTTCCAGGCACCGACTTTGGCGTGGTCCGCGTCCAGTGTCAGGAGATACCGCTCCCGCACCGCCTCTGTCTTCCGCTGTCCGCCGTCCAGGGCTCCGCCGACGAAGCCACCGGCGGCCTCCTTGGCTTGGTCCCGTTCCGCTTTGCACATGGCCCGGTACTCCCGTGCGGTTTCCCCCGTGCGCAAGGGAGTCCGTAGCCTCTCCAGAAATTGCTCCCAGGAGATGTCTGCGGTCTTCCATCGTTTCGATGTTTTCTGCCTCGCTGTTGCGATTTTCATACTTCCGTGCCTCCCTCGATACCCTCGCCGGGGTGCGTGTCTGCCCAGGTCTCACGCGCGGCCTGTAAGGCGTCACCGTGGAGCCGGAACATCTGCCGCTCTGAATAAAAAAGCCCGTGCTGCTCCATCTTCACCCGGATGGCGGGCCATGTCATCAGACCGGCGTAGCGCATGGACAGCACCGCCCTGTGGTCCGGGGAGGGGAGAAGTTCGATGAACTTTTCCACATCCACTTCGCGCTCTGCCGCCTCCCTGCGCAGCTGGTCAAGATGGGAGCTCAGGTCTGCCAGGGCTGTCATGGAGGCGTCGCCGTGCAGGTCGTGGTTGCCGCCGTGTCCGCCGGAACTCATCTGTTGGGTCAGCTTCTCACACCGGGCCCGCATCTGCTCCAGGCGGCTCTCGCAGCGCACCACCTCCAGCCGTGCCCCCCGGTAGGAGCACAGGAAGTCCTTTGCCGGGTCCTCTCGTTTCTCTGTCATGGGCATCACGATTCCTCCTGCATCCGTCTGAGCTGCCGCTCCAGCTTTTCTTCCCGGACCGTACCTATTTGTGCGTCACAGTTCAGCAGGTAGCGCAGCTGGTCCACCATGATGCTCACGTCGGCCATCTCCTCTACAACACCGTGGTAGGCTGCATCCATGGCATCTTCATCCTGGCCATCCGCCCGGCGGTACTTGGAGATGGCCTGAATCAACTCTGCCAACTCCTCCTGCGCCTGGTCCATCTGTGCGTGGAGTCCGTAGTGGTTCGCGATGACCTTAACGGCGTCTGCTCTGAAGTCCGTGTCGTCCTGGCTCCTGGCCCAACCACACTGGATGAGCCAGTAAATGGGGTCCCGGGCCCAGTGTTCATAGGGGTGACGGTTTACGAGACCCGGATCGCCAAGCCGAGCCCACAGAACCCGTTTTCTCCGTTCCAGCAAGGCTTCCATTTCCAGAATAGACCGGTCCGGGTCCGCCTCTGCCCGCCAGTTGCAGCAGACACTCTCGTCTCCGCCCAAACACTTGTTCAGGGAACAGGCTTTGCACCCCCCGGGCAGCTGCATCACCCGGCAGGGCGTAAATATCTCAGCCTCCCCCGGAAGGAGGCCCTTGCACTTGTCCAGAAGGTCATGCAGATAGTTGTAGCGGGCGGACAGTCTTGTCCGCCCCTCGTATCCCGGGATTTCCTCATACGCCCGTGTGGGCGCGGTCGTGGTGTTGTTCATTGGTTCCTCCCGTTTCGTTTGTGAATCTCATTCTATCACTTGTCTCGATTGTGGACAAGTGGGTAAAGAAAAAATCAGGTGTTCGGTTTGGCGTCGCACTCTACTTGGGACCGGAGCTTGTTCCGCTCATTGCCGATGCACCAGATGAAGCGGATGTAGTTGATGGAGTCCTGGCACTTCTCCAGAAAGTCGTCCCGGTCCGTGAAGTTGTCCCGCTGAATCATGTCCCGCAGGGCCACCAGGTGCTTGGTCAGGTAGCCCCAGGCTGCGTCTGCTGCCGTACCACCCATGATCTCGCCTCCCGCGTTGAAGTTGTGCAGCCGGTCCTCGTTGCCGTACTTGGCGTTCTTGCGAGTCAGGGTCTCCAGGCTGTTTCCGTCCAGCTCCTTTAGCAGTTTTTCAAATTCTTCTGTCTTCATTTGTACTTCCTCCGTGTTTCAATTTTGCGGACGACGCTGCCGGTCTCGGCCTTCAGAGCCTCCCGGATGTCGTCCAAGGTCAGGTAGCCCTTCTCGTAGCTGTCGTAAAGGTCCAGCACATGGTCCAGGAAGCGGTTCAGCCGCAGCTCGCCGTACCCGTCCTTGTCGTGGAGCACCATCACCGGCAGTCCGAGCATCAGCAGCCACGCCTGTTCCACCGCTTCGCGTGTGGCCTGCTGCTTGATGGCCTCGATTTGCGCAAGGCTCATGTTGTAGGTTGGGGTCTTCTTCGGCTTCTCCGGCGCGTGCATCGGGACCCCTGCCTGCGTGGCCGCTGCCAGGTCGGGGCACAGGGTGTGCCGTGCAGTGGCGTTAAATTTCACGTTCATGGACTCCTCCTCAGTCGTAGAACAGCTCGTTGTAGGCGTCGTAGCGGGCCTGGATGTCCGTCAGATCCACGCGGCCCTCGGTCTCCTTCACCAGCTGTTGCCAATACCCGCAGGTCTGCATCTCCGGGCACCCGCAGCGGTACACGCAGTTGGGCACCAGCACCTCCGAGATCTCTTTCAGTTCTTCTACCTCGCGGGTGGTGCGTTTGAAGTCCTCGGCGTACATCCGGGTCTCCGGGCTGGCCTTTCTGCACAGGCGTTTCCGCCAGGTGTCAATCAGGTGCTGGACGTTGGGGTCTCCGGTCAGGGTGACGGGTGCGTCCTGTGGTGCGCAGTTGCGGTCATAGCGGTCCTGACGGTCGTTTCGCTGAGAATCCACACGGCTGGGCCAGATGTGGGTCTTCCAGTGCATGGCTACCCAGTAGGCAATGTTTTTCCAGCGGAACTTGACCTCAATTCGCCGGATTGGCTCATGCTCGGCAAGCAGGATGGCCCGCTTGAACTTCCGGGATGGTTCCTTGCCCAGTTCATCCTTACCCACGGTGGCCCTGCAGTCGTCCACGACTTCCTCCCAGTCACCCTTAACCTTCAGAATTTCCGTCTTCAAGATCGTTTTCTCCTCTCTGTTTGAAATTTTTGCACAGTCCGCGTCCGCAAACGACGGTGCTCCGGCCTGTCTTTACGTAGGGGTTGTAGATAGGACCGGGGTCCAGCTGGATTTGGACTCTGGTCGCGTGGGTGCAACTGGCGCAATACTCGCCTCGGACGCAATCCTTCGGCGCGTTGTCCAGATATTTGGTCAATTTCTCGACCTCTTGTATGTTTTTCTTTACTGAGGCCCTCCACCGGTAGACCTCTTCTTCTAGTTCTTTGATTCGTCTGCTTTTTCTGAAGAACATTATCCTGTCACTTCCTTTTCTCGTTCTTTCCGCTCTTGGCGGAGCTGTCGGGTCCGTTCCCGCTGTTCCCATATGGGGTGCTGCTTCCGTGGAACCAAGTGTCGGCAGCGCTTTTGAAGGCATCCCCGCTTGCGCATTTGCTTGGGCGTCACGGTGATCCGGTGCAGGTAGCACCAGCCGGCCGCATTTTGCCCGCCTAGCTGGCAGGGCTTGTGGTGCTTGCCCTTTCCGTGGTTCATTTGCTGCCCTCCCATTCCACTAGGGTCTTGATGTCCAGGTACACTTCCCGCCGAAAATGGCCGTCTCGGAAGGTGCTGGCCCGCAGCGCCAGGTGCTTTTCATCCAGTTCGATGGTCAGCTCGTCTGCACCGGGGATGAGTCCCGGAGGCACCGGTGCGTCGTAGATCGGTCGAAAGTTCATTTGGTCTCCTTTCTTCGGGTCCTCTTGGGAATTCACTGCTGCATGAAAGTTGTTGATTTTTGTAGGAATGGCTGTCCAGCCTGGAACAGGCGCTTCTTCCAGCAGCCACGGGCAAAGAACGCTTGGTCTGCGGCAGTCAAAGCAGATATTTCCCGTATTGACCTTTTGGGATGTCGCATACCGTGTT